GCCGCTCTGCCCGAGACATGCGCAAATTTTGCGACCATGTATCCATTCGACGAAGATTACAACCGTCACGCTAATTTGTTCTACCACGTCCTCTTGTCGGCAGTCAGAAACTATAAGAGTGAGTCGGCGGCCAACAAGCGCCGGTTTCAAAAGGTATACTTTGATAACTTCTACGATTGGAACTACAGAGCTCGACAGTGGACCAGCTTCCTACAGGGGCTACTATAAGGATCGATCATGAGCTTTCTCGTAGCTAACGTTCCGCCAGTCAATTGTTTCGTTAGGCGCGAATTTTTATACGATTTTAAAAGCGGGCACGGCGGGCTCGAGCCGTGTGTATGGATCAGTATCAAGAGCATACGCGGTCAAGCGTTTCGCATAGAAGCGTACCTTCCAAACTATGGCGCCCTATACGATAAGCTGCCTCTCAACGCGTTTGTAAGCAGGAATACCGACCTGAAGCCGGATGAGTTCCTCCCGCTCGACACGCTTCAGATCTGGGACTGCTTCAGCTACGACATCGCTGTGATTCAAAAAGCATTTCTTAGAAACTTAAGCTGTAAGTTCTATGCCAAGGATAAGAAATTTCACCACGGAAACTATATGTTCACCGTCGACCATGCGTCGCCAGACCTCAACATGATAGACACTGGCTTCTCTGAGGGTCCGGAGGATCATAAGAGTTTCAACTTCATCGAGCTGACTAACGGTCAGTATGCGGCTCAACCAAACAACCGAGTTATATTCTTTGACGCGGCGAGCAATCCAAAAGAGATGCTCTTTCCAAACTTCAAGGTCTGCACAAAGAAGTATGTGGTGGAAACCAATCCAAAATGGCGTCTCGGAGACTCGGATACCGTTACATATGAGTGATTGACAATAGGTCGCCGCTACGGTATAATCTAACTATGGGAAAGAATCTACTCAAGAGCGTTAAGAAGCGCGCGACTCGCACGATCGTGCCTCGCGGCTTCGACACAAAGTATATCGGTGAGGAGCCGACCTTCTCGGGCCCAGTCAAGGACGTCGACCTTGGAAAATGCTTGAACTGGTACAACTACATGGTCGATGAAAAGCAGTGCCGCGACTTCATCGCGGAATGGATGCTGACGAAAGACGATTACCGCGATCGAGTCGACGAGCTGAAGCGCATACCGGAATGGAAGTTTCAAGGTACTGTCGGTGCTCTAGCTCGAATGATGACTCGCGGTCTGGTCCTCGACTCTGGATGGATGGAGCGATTCCGCGTCCGCCTAGACGATATTCTATCTTACGTTCCAGAAACTTCGAACGCAGCTCAATTGGAACGTACTCGGTCGAATCCAGAGTCTCCCATCGTGGCCGAGATCGACTCCGCGATCGACGAGTTCACCGAGGGAGGCTGTCGCAGCGAGTGGTCTGTCTATGATTTTCTTAAGGCTCGAGCGACACCCGGTCCCGTGGCTAAGAGAGTCGGCACTCACTTCTCTCGCTTACGTGACGAACTGGCAGAAGCTGTCAAGGGTCACGACGTGCAACTGCGAGAGGCATACCATACGTACACTAAGAAGCAGCTTCGATCATTTCATGAGTTTGTAGATCGAATCGTAAGTGACTGCGTGGTCTGGGGTGGCAACATTAAGAAAGCTCGAGCGCCTCGTAAGAAGCGCGTAAAGACTGCCGACCAACTGACCAAGCGAGTCAAGTATCTTCAGCAGTTCCCAGACCTAAAGCTCATCAGTGTTCCGCCGTCTAGCATCGTCGGTGCTCGAGTGCTGTGGACGTACAATGCACGATCGAAAGCTCTAGCCAGGTACGAGTGGGCCGACGGCGATTTTTCCATCAAGGGATCGACTCTCGACAACTACTCGATCGCTGGCCAGAAGAAGCTTAGGAAGCCGATCGCCACTCTACCAAACATCGTCTCTGGTGGTCCAAAGGCCGCTGATAAGACGTTCATCGACTTAAAGACCAAGATTACTCAGCCAAACGGTCGACTCAACCAGCACACAGTTTTACTTAGGGTAGTTAAACAATGACGAGCAACATCCTTGAGTTTCCTTTCAATCGCATGACGGGTGGCCAAGCAGTGACCGACAAAATCTTTAATTTTCCAACAGATCGCGTGATTCGCACGCCGATTGAAGTAGAGGCCGACATTCGCGTTAAAAATATCGGTAAGAAAGTTAGTATCGATATCATCATCGAGCGGTGCGTAGAACTAATCATCATAGCACTATCTGAGTCCCAGGTAGACGTCAGCCGCGAACAGGTTCGCCAGCTACTCAGTCTGAGTATGGAAACACTGAGGGCTGCGGCATACTCTGGCTTAGATATTGAGCACCCTCTTCATGAATCCCTGCTAAAAATCATTAGCGACCTCGAGGCACTCCAGCCGCCGCAGCCGGCTTAGCAAATATATATCTTTAAGATTTAGTCGTTTACAACGGTCACGTACTGTGGTATTATGGCCTTATCGGAATTAGATGAGATGGCGTTATGATCCTCGTAGATCTAAATCAAGTCATGATCTCAAACCTCATGATACACATTCACACTTCGAATAAAAACCACGAGGTTGGAGGTGGCTCGACGGTGATTGACGAATCGCTGGTTAGGCATATGGTCCTATCGAGTCTTCGTGGCTATCGAAAGAAGTTCTCGTCTGAGTTCGGAGATCTAGTAATCTGCTGCGACGATCGAACGTATTGGCGCCGAGAAGCGTTTCCATACTACAAAGCCGGACGGAAGAAGGCGCGCGAAAAGTCTGGCATTGATTGGAACTCGGTATTTGATGCTATGGCGCTCATTCGCAATGAGCTCAGAGAGCATATGCCATACAAGGTCGTGCAGGCTCCTCGAGCTGAGGCCGACGATATTATCGGTACGATCTGCATCGACCGAGGCTCGATCCTTAACATTGGTGAGAAAATTCTCATCCTATCCAGTGACAAGGACTTCGGCCAGCTCCTTCGCTACGGGAACGTATATCAATATGCTCCCGTGCAAAAGAAGATGATTGCCATCGATAATCCAGAGCGGTTCCTTCGAGAGCATGTGATGCTCGGCGACAGGGGAGACGGTATTCCAAACTTTCTATCGCCTGACGACACCTTCGTGTCAGGTAAGAAGCAGAAGACTCTACTTAGAAAGAAGCTCGATGTCTGGACCACCATGAACCCGGCCGACTTCTGTACGGACGAGATGCTTCGTGGGTACAATCGCAACGAGCTTCTCATCAACCTAGTAAATATCCCAAGCGACGTTCGAGGCGCAGTACTCTCGGCTTTCGACGACGCCAAGCCGGCTCCTAGGAACAAGATTTTTGGTTACTTTATCGACAAGCGCCTACGTCAGTTAACCGAAACGATATCGGAGTTTTAACATGCCTCTCTTTAAGATCGAGTCTATGTCGTGCTTTAGAAACACCTATGTCGTAGAAGCTGAAGACGCCGAGCGTGCTTCGGACATCTTTCTAATGGCTGACTTGGATTATCTTGAGCCGCCCACCGAGGTCGATCAGAAACATGTCGGTACACTGAACTTTATGGTCGATGAGATAAGCCGGAGCGATTTTGATAAGCTGCTCGATGCCGGGTGTAACGGTCACCTGGGAGACAAACTCATTGTGAAAAAGACTGTGGGAGACGCATATGATGAAGAAGCTGTCTAAGATTGTTTCCGATGTCGAGTCGGCGAAGACTCACGGCGAGCAGGTTCAGAAGCTGAGAAACAGCGATAGTAAGTCTCTCCGTGAGATCCTAACGTTCTCGATGCATCCCCACGTGCAGTGGCTCGTTCCCGAGACCGACCCGCCATATAAGCCTCTGGCCGCCGACCTAGATGTCGAGGGAAAGATGCACACCGAGGTGAAGATGTTTAAGTACTTTACCAATACCGCGGTCGGCAACGAGCTCAAGCAGATTAGGCGAGAGCAGATGTTCATCACTCTTCTGGAGTCGCTCGATCCTGATGACGCTAAGCTACTTCTTCGAATGCGAAACAAAGCCTTGAAGATTCCACGAGAGGCGGTAGACGAAGCGATGCCGGACCTGACCGTAAACTGGCCAAAGCAGTGAGCAGTACTCTTGCATTCATAATCGGCAACGGCCGAAGTCGAGACGGCTTCGACCTCTCACGTTTGGCCGGCCGAGGCACGATGTACGGCTGCAACGCTCTGTACCGCGAGTATGCTCCCGGCTATGCCTTGCCCGACTATCTAGTGGCGATCGATCCCATTATGATTGAAGAGATCGAGAAGAGCGACTTCCCGAAAGATCGCTTAATCGTGCCGCCTCTCGACGAGCATTGGGAGCCGCGAGACTGTAACCAAGCTCGACCGAGAAGTAACGCCGGCATCAATGCGATTCGAGAAGCCGTCAGGCGCGGAGCTCGGACTATAGTCTGCCTGGGTTTCGATTTTCTCATGAGCGATAAGATTGCCTCAGTCAGCAACATTTTCGAAGGAACATCCAACTACGGTCCAGAGACGAGGGCTGTGTATAAGGAAAATTCTCGACGCCGGCGATACCTCGAGTGGGTAGCTCGCCGCGCGCCTGAAGTCGAGATGTACTTTGTCTTTAAGACTG